GCCGGGTGAAGGCCAAGGTATTTTTGGTCAGCCAGAAACTACTGGTGTTTCAGAAACCGTTTCTTCAACAACTTCTCGTGTTCCAGGCGTGTCACCTGATCGTCTTGATACGGGCGTGGTGCCTACGCCTCCCAGTCCTCTTACTGCTGGGGATATGAGTGCAGTTCTTGCTGGTTTGCCTGCGGTTGAAACACCAGCTCCAACCCCGACCCCAACTCCGACCCCGACACCAGGCGTGACCCCCACCCCTGGTGCCACACCGACACCGACCGCACCATCATTTACCGACCCGTCAACAGGTGTCACCTACCAGCCAGGAGAAATGGTCGGCGGAGAAGATCGAGCGTTGCCCAACGGCGGTGCAGTCGTCAACGGCATCTACATCCCACCCGGCATCGACTACGCCTGGCTCGGCCAGCAAGTCCCCGAAGATTGGGAGGCAGCAGCCAAAGAACTGTACGGCGCGTATTACGAAATGATCAAGCAGGTTCCTGAACTTGGGAACCTCATCCGTAAAGCCATCGGCCCTCCGGCTTGGTCGGACGACAAGTTCCAATACGAGCTGGAACAAACAAACTGGTGGAAAACGACATCAGCGAACACCCGCAACTGGGAAACCCTACTGATCCAAGACCCAGCATCCGCACAAGTTCAGTTGGACAACCGCACAGCCCTGTTGCGTGACACAGCACAACGACTCGGCATCACCCTCACATCCGAATCGTTGGCTCGAATCGCAGAAGACTCCATCAAACTTGGTTTGGAACTGACATCACAGTTGGAAGACATTGTTGGTTCCGAAGCACTCCGATCTGTTGGCACAGTCTCCCAGCTGCGGTATGGCTATGTCGGCAACTCGATCCGTGAATCGGCCCGCAAATACGGTGTCGCCTTGTCGGACACAACATTCAACGAGTGGGTGAACAAGATTGCTGTGGGTGCCGAATCAACAGAAACCTTTGAGTCGTATGCCCAGCAGATCGCCCGTACCCTCTATCCGTCGTTGAACAACGGGTTTGATCGGGGGTTGTCGTTCGCTCAAATGACCGACCCGTATGCTCAGGTTGCCTCTCGCATTTTGGAGATCCCTGGCGCACAGGTCGATTTCACTAATCCGAAGTGGGCGCAGGCGTTCACCATGAAAGACGACAAGGGGAACCCGATGCAAATGTCGTTTGGTGAGTGGGCCGACTATTTGCGTACTGACCCTAGTTTCGGCTGGGAGTATACTGATGATGCGAAGAATCGTGCTTATACGGTTGTGAACCGTTTGGCTGAATTGTTTGGAGCAGCGTAATGGCTATTGCTTATGATCAGATGCCGGAGGAATACCAGAAGGCCGCTATCCAAATTTTTGCTGATCAACAGAATGGTTTGATTAGCAATACTGAAGCCGAACAAAAGGCGCGCGCTAACGAGGCTGCGGCTGAACGGGCTGTAGCGGCTGGTGCTACAGGAGGATCGTTCCTTCTTGGGCAGCCCAGCACAACCCAGCCTCCGGTCACAGAAACACCCGTTCCAACAAACCCACGCACAGACCCAACCAAGCCACCGGAACCAATAGAGGGTTTCAAGTGGGTGTGGAATGGAGAAATGTGGGAACCAGTCGAAGATATATCTGCGCGACAGCGAGCAGAACAACGCGAATCCTCACGGGCCGTGATTAGCAGCCTCCTAACCGAATACGGCCTAGAAAACCTGACCGACTTCGTAAACAACCTGATCACCACCGAAGACACCATCCCCGGCGACGTGATCCTCGGCAAAATCCGACAGACCGAACAATATAAAGCCCGTTTCGCCGGCAACATCGCTCGACGCAACGCCGGCTACAACGTGCTATCCGAAGCCCAGTATGTTGCCTTAGAAAACTCGTATCGCCAGATCATGCGAGCCTCCGGCCTGCCATCCGGTTTCTATGACGCACCCGACGATTTCAACACGCTGATTGGCGGCGACGTTTCTACAGCCGAACTGTCATCCCGAGTCAACGAAGGATACCTTGCTGTCCAGCAGGCAAACCCGCAGGTCATCAACGAAATGCGCCGCCTCTACGGAGTAGACGACTCAATGTTGGCCGCCTACTTCCTTGACCCGGCGAAGGCGACACCGATGCTGTTGCGTCAAGCTCGCTCGGCACAGATCGCCTCAGAAGCCACGCTGCAAGCCCAACAGGAGATTTCGGCTATGACCGCTGAAGAACTAGCGGTCGCTGGCATCACCCAAGAACAAGCACGCGCCGGATTCCAAACCATCGCCGGAGCCGAAGAACTATTCGTAGCCCTGCCCGGCACCACCGAAGAATCGATCAGCCAACAGGAACAGATCTCAGGGGTGTTCGGAACATCAGCTGCCGCACAGCAACGCATCCGCCAACGCTCACGCGAACGGCAAGCCACGTTCGAAGCAGGTGGACGTTTCGCCGGTCAAGGCACCACCGTCACCGGACTTCAGTAACCCTTTACAGGCAACAGTTTTCCTGTATACTCGTACCGATGCCAATAGGCAGGAACCCCCACAAGGGGAGTAAGCAGCGACCGGCCTTGCCTCCGAGGTTGGTTTGGGCAAAGGAGTGTACATATGGACGACAGCATCGACTTCGATGAAACTCAGGACTCCGGTCGGAATCCTCTGCGCGAGAGGATGAAGCAGCTGGAAGCTGAGAACGCAACCTTGCGGGAGCAGGCGGCGTCAGCGTCCGAAGCAGCCCGAAAGTTGGCTTTCGTGGAAGCAGGGGTAGACCCCAGCCTCCCGGTCGCCAAATACTTTATGAAGGGCTACGACGGCGAACTGACACCCGACGCAATCCGTCAGGCAGCAATCGAAGCGCAGATCATCTCAGATCGACAGGCCGCCCAAGTTCAGCAGGAAGCAGCAGCGTGGCAACAGACCACACAAGCCGCAGCCGGGAACACCACAGGCGAAGCCCCCGTCGATATTGTGACCCGCATTTCTAATGCGAAGTCGCAGCAAGAGGTGGAGATGTTGTTGGCCGAAGCACGTCAAGCCCAAGCCTCCCTCTAACCGCTTCGGTTGGGGGGAACAACCTCACTTGAAGGAGTGAACCCCAATGGCAAACGAAACCACCACCTCATCGGTGTCGGTTGATCAGGTCGCATTTGACCGGATTGCGTACTTCGCTCTCCGCTCGGAACTCCTGTTCGACCAGGCTGCCGATGTTCAGCCCACCGCTCAGTCGATGCCCGGAACGGGCGTGACCTTCACGATCTTCAACGATCTGTCGGCTGCGACTAGCACCCTCAACGAAGTCACCGACGTTACCCCTGCCGCCATGAGCGACAGCCAGGTTACGGTGACCCTCAACGAATACGGCAACGCCGTCATCACCACCGCCAAGTTGCGTGGCACCGCCTACCTCGACGTGGACGCTGTTGCGGCCAACGTGGTCGGCTACAACGCTGGTGACTCCATCGACCAGATCGTCCGTGACGTTCTTGCCGGTGGCTCCAACGTCGTGTACGCAGGCGGCGGATCAACCACCCCGTCCAGCCGTGCAACGGTCGAGGCTGAGGATGTCATCGAAGCGAACGACGTTCGCAAGGTGACCGCCCAGCTCCGCAAGGCGAACGCCGCCACGTTCAACGGCCTGTACATGGGCTTCATCCACCCGGACGTGTCCTACGATCTCCGCAAGGAGACAGGCGCAGCCTCGTGGCGTGACCCGCACGTGTACCAGGACACCGCTGGCATCTACAACGGTGAAATCGGAGCCTTTGAAGGTGTCCGTTTCATCGAGACGCCCCGCGCCAAGATCTTTGCGGATGCTGGCGCAAGCAGCACGGTGGACGTGTACTGCACGCACATCATGGGCCGTCAGGCTCTCGCCAAGGCACACTCGGCCAGCGATGGAAATGGCTCGGTTCCGCGCATCGTGCGTGGCCCGGTCGTGGACACTCTCGCCCGTCTCCAGCCGATCGGCTGGTACTGGTTGGGTGGCTACGGACGGTTCCGTGAGGCCAGCCTCCGTCGTATCGAGTCGTCGTCTTCGCTCGGCGCGAATACCTGATCCAGTTAGTTCGCAGGTCGGGGCGTGCCTTCG